TCCTACTTTTGGATCTGCCATTACCTACCAACTTTTTTCTGTGCTTTCTTATGACTAGCTGTAAACGACATACCTGCCATCATATCCTTTCGCATACTTGCCATATGCTTGGCACTATGATGTTTGCTATGTTTCTTAAGAGCATCTTTCTGTCTAGTAGTAAGTGCCTTCTTCATCTATAGCCTCCACCTTTTGCTTTATATTGTTTGGCTAACATCTGTGCCTTACGAGCAGACCATTGTCCTGCCTTGCCACCTTTTGTACCTGCCTTGATCCTATTGAACAATGCTTTCCTCATAGTGGGTTTGGTATAGTTACCTGCTTCGTTGACTCTGCTTTTTGCCATTACTTCATCTTTTTCTTTTTAGATGCCATAATTTTTTGCTGAAGCTGTTTAGGTAAAGTCTTTTGTTTTTTAGTAAGACCTCCACCAGTTTTCTTTTTAGCCGCAGGTTTTTTCATTGAGTGATAGGGCATTGTTTTCTCCTTTGCTGATTGAATCTTAATAAACTCATACTTATTTCTTTTTTGCCTTATTTCGTTTAGTAATTGCTCTAGCCTTTGCACGAGCATCTGCTTTACTCGAAGCACCCCATGCACGAAGCGATAATAATAATCTAGTAGGTTTGCCTTTAGCATCTCTTTCAGGTCCTTTCATGTTTCCCATTCTAGCTAAGAAACTTGCTCGTCTGGGATTGTCACCACTTTTCACTGGTGCTTTTAATGTGCCACCAGTTTGCTTTTTATAACTGGCACGACCTTTAGCATTTAGTCCACCTTTAGGGTTCTGTCCTTCTTTTCTTTGCCATGCAGGTGTCTTAGCCATATCGAACCTTTTTAACTATTAATGTGAGTGTAATACCATGTCATAGTATGTAGCAACATTTTTTTACCCCCCTTGTCATGTCAGGTCTATGCTCACAGAGATGTTGCCTTGCATTAGCGTCATACTCTTCTCGACAGGTTTGTACCCTGCCCTGTCAAGTATGTCCTTAGATGCCTCAAGCTGTACGTACTCAGACTTGGCACTTTGCGCCAAGTCAAGTACTCTTTTAGACGCAATCGTAGCATTGATACCTATACTCTGTCTTACCACTTGTTGCATGTACTCTTGAACATGAGGCAATCGCAAAGTCTTACTGGCTGTCACTCTTCCTGCTTCACCTTCTGCGTATCCAGCCTTTGCACTTGCCTCTTTGATACTGCAACCCAATGCTACGATAGTATCAACTAAGGACTTCTGTTTCTTGGTTAGCTTAATCTGATTTAACAAGAGAACCCCCCTTACCCCCCTTTTATGAACGAGCTAATTTCCAATGTCAAGGGTATTCTAGTTCTCTTGTTAAATCAGATACTTAGCTGTAGAAGTCCTTAGATGATACTGCTTGGACAAGCAGGGTTAAGAGTTGTTGGAGTTGTTAGATGGTAGCCGAATATTAGGTAAGACTTTTGCTTCCGTAGTCCTTCGATACAATTTGTAGCCTTCTGGAATTTACAGTGTTTGTGCATTTCATTCTCTTTTGGTGTTCTGTGCCACTCTAGAGCTATGCCATAAAGGTCTGAGTCAAAAGAAATAGACGTATCCTACGGACTGCCTCGTCGATTTCTTTTGACTCTCTTTCCGAGTTTCGCTAAAGCGAAACGCTTTTAGTATTAGACCTTCTTATGGCTTAGCAAGAGTGTCATATAACAACCAAAAGGAGAAAGAAAATGACAAGTACAAACACAGTAAATTACGCAGAAGTCTTAACAAATTATATCTCAGGTACTTCAGCGAAAAGTCTTACCCAATATTCTCAGAAAAGATTAGATGGTATGAAGAAATATCTATTTATATCTAATCTAGGTAATATAGATAGAGCATATAATAAGATTGATGCTGAGTTATCTGCGTGTAATGCTTACATGAAAGCCGCCGCTGAAGCAGATTTCGAGGCTGATGCAAAAGGTGGCTATGGTCAAGGTTCTCAGGAGTTGATCGAGCAGTATGGTTTCCGTGGTGGAATCAAAGATGTTACGATAATGATCGAGGATTTGATTGCTGTCCGTGATGTTCTTGAGCAGTTCTTCCATGCCAACAATGATGACTTTGAACAGATGTTTGGTACTAAGTTCAAGCCTAACTGGATTGGCAAAGATGCCGACACCCCAAAGTCATCAGAGCCACTTTCTTCCAAGGAGAAAGCTGAACTCAAAAAGAAATATCTTGGTGCATAAGCACCAAGATTATCTCTCACTCTTACGAGTGAGAGATATCTTTTTGCTAATGAGGTGTTTATATATTACTAGTACAAACCTTCGAACCACTTCGTGGTTCTCGGTTTGTTTACTAGTCACTACAAACTAAGACGTAACAAATATACACGGAGGTTACACTATGTCTAAGCTAAGAAAGTCAGTTGACAAAAATTGGTATTCGCATTGCGACAAAATGTTGCAAACAATAAAACAAAGTTTCAATATCATATACTATGGCAACACAGATAAAGTATGTCATGTTGACACAGTTACATCTTTGCAAGATGCTTGGAGAGTAATTAGTCAAGACAGATATGATATGCAATCGTTTCATGCCACATTCGGACACAGCCGAAAGAAACAAAACTACGAGGTGTGGCAAGATAATCAACTCGTAGTACAAGTAACGTATGATCGATAGGAGGTAACAATGAATCATATGACACAACTCGCAAGGCTCGTAGACAAACATGGTGACTATAAGTTTCCAATAGATACCATATCAATGGCAGGTACATATGACCATGACTGTGAAACAAGACTAGTCAAATGTCCTGATAAGCAAATGATTGTTCGTAAAGATACAATGGAATATCTTGGCAGTCATTCAATATCATACAAACCAGTAACTCATGCAGAGGTGCTTGATCCTATCATTGATCTAGCAGACAGCCTCAAGACACCATATGTCACACAGATAAATATGTTGGACAATGGTGCAATGATGGATACTAGGATTGTATTCAAGGAGATATGCTTTGATGATCCTTCAATGCAAAGCTATGTTGCATTTCAGATATCAGTTCGTAACTCATACAATGGTGTCTGGTCAGTAATGATACAAGCTGATGGACTTCGTATGTTTTGTCTAAACAAATGTACAACACCTGATAGAGTTGCTAACTTCAGACTCAAACATAATGGTCACTTCAAATATAACTTTGAGCATCTTAAACAATCAGTAGATTTGTTTCGTGGTAACGAACAAAGATATCGTGATTGGTACAACACACCAGTTAGTACACAAGATGCAGACTCTATGTTTTCAAAACTTACTTATACACCAAAGCCTACTATTGATGGTAAGTATCGTAATGAAACACAGTTTGCAAAACTGCAACAACATTGGAAAGAATACCAACACACCATTGGTAAAAACAAATGGGGTCTATACAATGCAGTAACACATTGGATATCTCACCCTGAAAATGTCAGTAGTACCAACAAAACTATTGTAGAACGTAATAGTAAAATGGTAAGCTATATGAACAGACAAGACTCAATACTCAACTAATGGAGGTTACGTTGATTACATATACTACAGCAGAAATAAAGATGTGTGAATCGTATGCACGGATTGCACACCCTTCCGATTACAAAGATATGTTCGATCATATTTGTAATGTATCCAAACCATATGGGCATTTACACCCTGAAGTTTGGATAAACAAAATGACTGTCAAAACTACAAAGATTTGGGAGCAGAACCACCCTGATCTACAGATGTCAGATATCATTGAAGAAGTACTCAATGATAGCAGTATCAAACATATGAACTTCAAGTAATCCCTTGTGGTTGTTAGGGTAGTAGGCAGATAGATGTATATCTATTTGCCTACGTCTAAAATATGAAAAACACAGTAAAATATCAGCACAAAGCATTGATTGATGCATTAGTAGAAACTCGAAAGAGCAGCAAACTTTCACAAGAGAAACTTGCTTTGACAATAGGTGTTGATACAAAACTGTTTGGACAATGGGAACGTAAACTTGTTGAGCCAAAACTATTTAACCTGCTGTGTTGGTGTGAAGCATTGCAGGTATATTTAACTATATCAAAAGATGATGGAGAGTTCTAATGCAAAAGTTTTTAAGTATGGCTGAAGTTGAAGCTATAATTAATCCTAATGAAGATATATTTACTAGAGAAGAATTAATATCAATCAAAGTAACTATGCAATTTATGCAAGAAAAATTTTATAATGACGAAGCAGATAAAAGTAGTGATACTTATAAACAACTAATAACTATAAGGGATAAATGTATAAATGCCCTCGAGAAGTAAAATCAAAGGTAACTATCACGAGAACTGGTTTATAAAATTATTTAGTTCTTGGAAGTTGCCATGTAAAAAAGTTCCCCTCTCAGGTAGTCTAGGAGGTGAACATACTGGTGATTTAAAACTAACTATTAATAATAAAGAATATATTGTTGAGGTTAAGTACAGAGCAGTAGATAAATTTCCTAGTGTATTCAAGGTGTTACAAGGAAAAGATATTGCTTTGTATAAACGTAAAACTGGTGATCCAAGATGGGTTGCTATAATACCTGATAAAATCATAAAGGATCTTATAAAATGATATGTGTGATATGTAAAAAAGAAATAGAAAAACAATACACAGCAGATGGTGTAATGTATTGGGATCAAGGCAATAATGCAGAACCAATAGCAAATGGAAGATGCTGTAATAAATGCGACAGAGATATTGTCGTGCCACATAGATTAGCAGAAGTTCTCATTAACAAGGAGGTATAACATGGGTAACGTAAAAAAACAAATCCAAGACTACTATGACCAAGTAGTTTCAATTGAAGGATTGGAACATGAAGTTGAGATTGCAGATGATGTGTCACAAGTAAAACGATACATAAACTATGCAATGAAACCAAAGTTTCAATCAGAAAAAGATATGTGTAATGACATTGCAGTAGAACTCTGGAATGAATACTGGAGTAACTACAATGAACCATCTCACTAATGAGTGGCAACCAAGCCAAGCAATCATGGATCAATACAAGGAGGTTAACCATGACAGAGAAGCAAAATACTTCAAACATTTCTACATTAAGAACCAATATAGACGATCCGACTGGGATAAAGAGTATTGCAAATGGTGTGACAAACAACTTAGTCGCAAGAGAAATAATACAAAAGTACTCAGAGAAACCAAACAATCACACAAGGACAATTCGTTCTACTATCGAGTCATTACTCAACTGTCAGATAAATGAAAGAGTAAACAATTCGTATACTTTTTTTAGATGGGATATGCCTTGCATATCTGATGTAGCTGATGCTCTTGTTGCTCGTGAAGAGTCAGTGACACAGCTAATGCGATACTGTATGTCAGTAGCAGATCCAAAAGATATTGAAAAATGGATTGTAGAAGTAATGGTGTGTACTACAAAGCAGTCATCACTTACAGAAAAAGATATGGCACTCAAAGCTCGTGTGTATGCAGGTAAGCTGTCACACATACCTGCGGATATACTTAAGTATGCTTGTGATCAAATATGTTTGAAAAGTAAATTCTTCCCATCACTGGCAGAGATATATGAGTTCGTTCAACCAATGCTATACTATCGTAAGTCATTGGTCGAGTCAGTGTCACAACAATTATTATCAGCAAAAGGAGTATAATATGAAAAATAAAAAATGGAACAGACCTTATAGCAAAAGACTTTATGATAAAATACAAGGTGCAATAGATAAAGTTAATTCAGATAATGATCAATTTGAAGATGTACCAGTAGAGATATCTGATCGTGACAGATATGGAAAAGTTGAAATAAAAAGTTACTATGAATTTTATCAGTCAATATTATTTGTGCCTGATAAAAATGACAACTTGCAACCTGCAGGTATGTCATCTACTCACAAAGATTATATCTAAGTACTTGATATAATTAAATAAATATGTTATGCTGATAGCAAGAAATGGAGGTTGCAATGGCAGTAGAACTACGTCTTTCGCCACATGCAGAAAATTATATCAGAGGTTCTGATATGGTTTCTATCATGACAGGTAAGTGGAACGAACTTTATAATATTAAGATTGGCAAGTTAGGTCGTAAAGATCTATCACATGAATTTCATGTGTTACTTGGTGTTGAAACAGAAAACTTTAATCTTATGTGGTCACAAAGAGCATTTGATTATGAGTGGTCAGCACAGAAAAGATTTGAAATGTCGTATGGTAGTATACCATTTCAAGGTACAGTTGATGGGTATGACAAAGACAAACATATGATTATCGAATGTAAGCATACTCATGGCATGAATACTATGGAGAATATGATTAACTACTATATGCCACAGATACAATTTTATCTTTATATATCAGGTGCAGAGCAATGTTTACTATCTGTAATACTAGGTAATAGATATGAAGCTGTTATTATTGATGAAAGCAAACTATATCAAAATGATATGTTAGATAAAGTTAAAGCCTTTTGGGAATATGTAGTACATAGACAAGAGCCTGAAGATGTGTATCTCAGAACAAGTCAAGCAATCAAAGATGCCATTAAAATAGATGGCAAAACAAAGCGAGATGTATCAAAGAGCAACAGTTTTACTGAGGCTTGTACTAATTACTTACTACATGAAGATACTGCAAAATTATTTGAGAAAGCTAAGAAGCAACTCAAAGAAGAGATCAAGCCTGATGAAGCAGAGATCTATAATGATGTCTTGTCAGTCAAGCGAGATAAACGAGGGTCAATTCGTATAACAAAGAAAAAGGGTGAGTAGACCCAACTCACCCTATAACCTATCTGTATAATGGAGGTTACACATGACAGATAATAAAAGTAATACCAAAAAGCCGACACCTAGTAAAGTATATAACTTAGCTAGTGCTATGTTAGCATTTCAAAAACTTGCTGTTACTGCAAAGAAAGATGGCAAGAACCCACACTTCAGAAGTAACTATTCAAAACTTGAGTCTGTTATTGAAGCAGTAAAT